CCACAGACAAATTTTGTAACTTTTAGTGTCAGTGCCAAACTTTCAGCATCAGGTGAGAAATGGGAAGAAGCAATTTGTCCAGACATTGTGGCCAGCTATCAAGAACTGGGTTTTACTTACTTGAAGTTTGTGGTAGAAACTGACGAACACTTTGCCGAAGTGGATCGAGCGGTAAAAGAATTCCGAGATGGTGGATTCCGTGGTGTGGTATATGTGATGCCACAGGGCGGTGTTGTTATGCCATATGAAAAGAATCGTGTGCGAGTAGCTGACTGGGCATGCAGCCAAGGCTATTACTACAGCCCACGACTGCACGTGGACCTCTGGGGCAATGGTTGGGGCAAATAAATGAAATTACATGCACAGATTACAAAATGGATTAAAACTTATGCCAAAGCAAATAAAATTTCTGCTTTGGTAGTAGGTATCTCGGGAGGTATTGACAGTTCAGTTGTGAGTGCTCTATGTGCACGAACCGGACTCAAGACCATTGTGGTTCAAATGCCCATTAGGCAAAACAAAAAGCTGAACAATCGCAGTAGCATGCAGGCCACTTGGCTGCTGGAGCACCATCCCGACAATGTGATGCACATGAGCATGGATCTAACTCCAGTGTTCTCTGCGTTCGAAAAGAAAGTGGATTCTTTTTGCAATGTCGAAGACGATACCTACGATACCTACAAGCTGGCGTCAGCTAACAGTCGCAGTCGCCTGCGCATGATGACGCTGTATCAAATTGCACAATGCCACGGCGGCATTGTTGTAGGCACAGGCAACAAGGTCGAAGATTTTGGTGTAGGCTTCTTTACCAAATACGGCGATGGTGGTGTGGATATCAGTCCAATTGGCGATTGCCTCAAGACCGAAGTTTGGGATATAGGTCGCGAACTAGGACTGCCACAAGAGATCATTGATGCACCGCCCACCGACGGACTTTGGGACGATGGTCGCACAGATGAAGATCAGCTGGGCATGAGCTATCCCGAACTGGAACGTGCCATGGAAAATGATCGCGTGGAGAGTCAGTGTGTTTATGATACACTTCCGCTACAATTGGACAAAACAGAGCGTGCTCAGTTAAAGAAGTATCGAGAAATTCGGCAGCGAAACATGCACAAAATGCTGCCGATTCCTGTGTTCAAACGTTGAGTCAAGGATAGATTATGGGATTGTTAGATCGTTGGTTAAAACCCAAAAAGCGCACTCAGAAAGAAGAGCCCAAAGACAATGTGGCACCAATCAAACGGGCACCGCAACCGCAAAAGACTGCCAAGGAATTGGCCGACGAGCGCGGCGAACCTTACATAAATGTTGTGAGCATGGAACTTGATCCCAACAACCTACATCAAGGTGCGTTTGAACTGGATTGGAATGACAAGTTTGTGGCCAATCTAGTTCGTGCTGGTTATCAAATGAAACCCGATGACACCGATGCAGACATCGTGGATCGCTGGTTCCAAAATGTTTGTCGCCATGTGGTAATGGAAACCTGGGAACAAGAAGAAGCCATGCGCAAGAGTGGCATCTATGTCAAGACCACAGATCTAGGCAACGGTCGCAAAGAAGTCAGTTAATGATTCTGTATGTAAATGGCGATAGCCATGCTGCCGCCGCCGAAGCGGTGAATTCCTATGCATTTGCCGAAGACGATTCTACGTTGTTCTACATGGGTCGTGTGCCTCATCCTGCCAACTTGGCAGTGAGTTGGGGCAAGATGCTGAGTCTGGATCTCAAAACCAGTTTTCATTGCGGAGCCGAAAGTGCCAGCTCAAATCACAGAATTTTGAGAACTGCACGAGATTGGTTGGCCCAACCACGTAACCAGGATGTGTTGGTTGTGATACAATGGAGCACTTGGGAACGAGAAGAATGGCTGCACGATGGTGTTTACTATCAAGTCAATGCATCCGGGATTGACCATGTGCCCGATGCATTAAAACAAAAGTATAAAGAATTTGTGGCTAGTGTGGATTGGAAAAAATGCACTGAATATTGGCACAACGAAATTTGGGAATTTCATCAACAACTCAAGTCCCAAAATATACCACATGTGTTTTTCAATGGCAACAACAGTTTTGAATCAATAGCAGATCAACGAGATTGGGATAACAGTTATATTGATCCATACAGCGCCAAAGGCACATATTCTGCTGTGCTAGAGCAAAAAGATTATTTTACTGTGTCGCCCGAATCTTACCATTTTGGTGATGATGCCCATAGATTCTGGGCAAATTATGTGCTACAATATATCATTCGTAACCAAATAATCTAAGGCTCTTATGCGATATGTGTTGATTGACACCAGTAATATGTTCTTTCGTGCACGACACCAGACTCATCGTGCCAGCGATACCTGGACCAAACTGGGGTTTGCATTGCATCTCACTATCATGAGTGCCAACAAGGTTGCTCGCAAGTTTGATGCTGATCACATTGTTTTTGCCCTGGAAGGACGTAGCTGGCGCAAAGATCACTACAAACCCTACAAAGCAAACCGTGCCGAAGCACGACAAGCTCTCAGTGACGTCGAAGCTGAAGAAGACAAAATGTTCTGGGAAACCTATGATAATCTGACTAAATACTTGTCTACTAAAACCAACTGTAGCGTTGTTCGCTGTGCCACCGCAGAAGCAGATGACGTTATTGCTCGTTGGATTGCCTTACACCCTCAAGACGAACACGTTATTGTTAGCTCAGATTCAGACTTTGTGCAATTGGTTGCACCCAATGTCCGTCTCTACAATGGCATCAATGACTATTTGTTCACAGTCAACGGGGTTGAGGACGACAAAGGAAAATCATTGAGTTTTGTGGTCAAAAGCGACAGTAAGATCAAGGTCGGCAAACATGATCCTGTGTTTGTAGCACCTGTGGATTATCAAAAGTGGGCACTGTTTTTGAAGTGTGTTCGGGGCGATGCCGGCGATAATGTATTTTCGGCTTATCCCGGTGCACCAATCAAGGGCAGTAAAAACAGAGTTGGATTGACCGAGGCGTTTGAAGATCGTGACAAAAAAGGCTATAACTGGAACAATCTCATGCTGCAACGATGGGTGGATCACGAACAACAAGAACACAAAGTTCTTGATGACTACGAACGAAATCGCATGTTGATTGATCTTGAATGCCAGCCTGATGAAGTCAAAGCAGAGGTAGATGCAGCCATCATGGAACAAGTCAGCCATCAAGATGTGGGCCAAGTGGGCATGCATTTTCTAAAATTCTGTGGCAAGTTTGAACTCAACAAACTCAGCGAGCATGCTGACACTGTCAGCCGTTGGATGAATGAAACATACAAAGGAGTTCTCAATGATCGTAGCTAAACCAGTTGTAGACAAACAGTTTTGGATTCTACAACAGGACGAACAAAAAATTGGCAATGTAGAAGCTTGCCAAGACGGTGGGTTTCAGGTTCGACTCAATGACACTGTGCAGCAATACAAGACCATTAAAATGGTCACGCAATTGCACAACATTGTGTTTGAACAACCGCCTGCTGTAAAAAAGAAATCTGTAGGCAATGACGTGCACGGATACCAGGCGCATGGTCGAGTATACAATCCCATCTGGGATGTAAAGCATAGACTGCCACTGTATACCAAAAGTAAAAAATCTAAATCGTGGTTTGCTGCAGGGTGGTATCAAGTTCAACGTGGTCGAACATGGAAGACTGTTCAAGATCCCAAGTTGATCACTCTGCAACGTTACAAATACCACGGACCATTTCATAACAAGGAACAAGCCAATGAATCCATTTCGTGATCAAGAAAAATTTATGCAAGCCTGCGGTCAGACCACTGTGGGCGAGAATGTCGAACAATACAAACTCTACTACAATCTTATCAAAGAAGAAGTCCAGGAACTAGATGACTCTGTCACACATGAAGGTGATCTAGATGCACTGATTGATATCTTGGTTGTGACCATTGGTGCTATTCACAGCATGGGTGCAGATGCCGAAGGCGCCTGGAACGAAGTCATGCGCACCAACTTTGCCAAAATTGATCCTGTCACAGGCAAAGTTCGACGTCGTGAAGACGGCAAGGTTCTCAAGCCCGACGGCTGGACACCGCCGGATCTCAAATCTTTTGTGAGAAAATCGCTATGATACACTTGCAAAAATTTATTGATCGTGTGCAAGGTGCAGATGCTCGTGGACTTCGAGACATCAGTATCAGTGTCACTGATGCCAAAGCCATGCATGCTGAGATCACTAGACTGTTGCTGGATCTAGAAAATCTAAAACAAAATGCTGTTCAACAGCCCAAAGATGAGGTTATCCAAGTCGCAGTCAGCGGGGGTAGTTTTTTATAAACTGCGCCGTTTTCTGGACTAAATACTGTCATGAGCAGACCCAAGCCCACAGTTCTAATCGAACAGACTGACAAAGCAACATACAAATCTGAGCAGGTT